ACTGACGGCATCTTGAGCAAACATAGACTCCATGGCCTGCTCAGGACCAATGGAAACGTTGTGTTGATTTTGCTTAGGATTAAAAACAGCGTTCTTAATCTCCATGACGTGAGTCATGTTGTTCTTAGCAAGGTTGTAAGACCCCTTGTATGCGATGTCTAGTGCCGCTTCTTCACTAATAGAAATACCGTGCACAGCAAGCAAATCTTTTAGGTCTGCAGCAACCTTATTCATATCAATCGTTCCCTGTGTCGAGAACGACTTAGATGTCAGCAGGCCCATAGGACCGCGAGGATTTGGCTTGACAGTCAGGATTTGATTGTCAGTAGTTCTTACGTAGAACGCAATGTTGTTTTGCATGCCGTTGACTTTTGCCAACTGCACGGCTTCATCAAACTGAGGATCAGCTAAGGCGCGGGTGATCTGTGTAGTCGTGATCTTTGCGGCTTTAGGTGATGTCGCCTCGTCCATCAAGGCCATACTTGTAGTCACATCTTCGTATGGCTTAAAGTCTTTGATTGGACTGCTTTTCTGCTCGAGTATGTTTTCTTCAGGGTCTAGTTTTGTAGGCACACCTTCTGAGCCAATGTTTGGCATGTCCCCACCGGCCTTGTTAATGGCATCAAGCGGGGTAACCATTCCATTAGGAGCATCAGGCGCATCAAAGTTAACAGGGTAGACCTTGTTTGAAGCACCAACAGTTGCAATCTGGCCCACTTCAACGTTGTGGCCGTTAGCTGCTTGCTTAATTGCAGTCTCAAGCGCTTGTGCGTGGCTGCGACTACGCAAACCTTTGTAGCCGTCGTAAACTTTTCCGCCAACAGCAAATAGACCAGCTCCCGCCACAGTACCGAAGGTAATGTTAGTCAAGGAGTCCATCATGTCGTAGTCTGCTTTTTCTTGCGTCTTCGCAGCGTAGATCAAAGGCTCAACGGCCAATGAACCTACAAAACCTGCTTCAGCACCTCTAGCAAGTCGAGCAGCGGTCACGCCAAGCTTTGCGTACCTAGCCTCACCTAAGATCGGCACAAAGCCAATGGCAAGACCAACAGGGTCAAAGATAGCCGTACCCATGGCCAAACCAAAACCAATCGAACCATCAACAAAGCCTTGAGCTCGATCGAAGGTACTGTTGAGGCGCAGCTCATCGAGTTTTCGTTTGTGTTGAATCTTTGCAACAAGGTTGCTAACTGGCTTATCCCAAGACAAGTGACCTGGGATGCCGTACTCCGTGTTTGCTTGATCAGGCTGAATTATCGATGGCCGCTCAGTGAGACTAAACTCCTCAAGTGTTGGGCGGTTTTTCCAGCCTTGACCGCCACCACCTCGACTTGAGTTAGCCCTGCGGTTGTAAAGACGCTTTAGTTCGTCATCAGTGTTGTTGGTTAACTCTTCAGCTCTGCGAATCTCTCGCATGCGCTTAAGGGAGTCGATGCCCGTCTCGCCCCAACCAATGTCAATAGCAGCATCAGCAACTTGTCCAGTGGTAGACCTGAGGTCATCAAAACCAAAACTCTGAAACCACTTTGAAGGAGCTAACGGAGTAAAGTTAGCCCCGAGCTCTTGAGCTCCACGAAGTTCTGACTCAGTAATTCCTAAGCCATTACTGCGTATGTTGACGTCTTTTTTTATTTTTTCAGCCATAGTGGTTAGTTGCCAAAGCTAAAGAAACTTTTTTTCTTTGGAAGCAAAGTTGGATTGTTTAACTGGTCCCACGTAAATTCAACAGTCTTGCCGTAGTTGTCTACGACCGGTTCAGGAACCCCGTTAGTTTCAACGACAAGTTGAACGCCAGTACTGTTAGCGTTGTTGATCCAATAGCTGCGCTTTTCAAGAATCTCATTAAAGGCTTGCTGACGTTTAGCTGGGTCTGCGTTCCCTGGATTCATTGAACCGGGGGCAGCCAGGGTTGTAAACGTCGTCAAGAGTTTTGAGTCTGTCCTTAGGCGTTCAGTATTGCTGTGAATTTGCTTAGGGTTTAAATTTGACGTCTGCGTGCCGCTGCCAATTCTTCGCATGGGAACGTAGTAAGTTCCTCCTTCCATGTCGTAGCCTTGGGTAATCGTTTTAAATGCTTTTTCTAACGCGCGTTGACTATCATTTGATCCTGAAGCTACAAGTTCAGTTGCTGCCATCCTAACTGCCAAAGCCCTTGCTGAGTTGTAAACCTCAAGGCGATCGCTTACGCCTCCAGTAAGTGCGCGTTTATACTTGTCGCCGATCTGCTTTGAGCGATCATCAAGAGTGTTCCAGCTAACACCTGTGCTCTGCAAGGTGCCCATGTTTTTCTTAACAGTCTCTTGTGGGATAGACAAGGAACGAATAATGGCAGGTTCAGCAGCAGTGCCCATCGCGTTGGCCGCCCAAATATATTCAGCCGGCAAAGCATTAGGTCCTGACATTAACTGTCGCCAAACAATCTGCATTTGCCCTTTGTATTTGCCGTCTTCTCCACTGTACCTTGTGACAAAACTTCTAAGGCGTCGACCTAGGTCTTCCCCTGTCGTTCCTGTCAGATACGAGCGTTCACGTTCTACTTCGCTATCGCTAAGAACCTTTAATTCGTGATCAGGGACTCCGTCTCGACGTTGAGCAGCAATAACGTAGTCGTTTGCTTCTCCTTGTTTTCCATCCTTGATAAGTTGAACTACAACGGGGTTTTGCTTGTAGTGCGCAGCAGCATCTCTTTCTCTTTCTGCTAAGATGCTATTGGCTCTTTGAGCAACACCTTGCTGAACTTTTTCCTCGTCGGCAGCATTGGCTCCTGACGGTTTAAGATTTTTAACGGTCTGCACAATTTCAGCACTTGATTGCTTAGAAAAGTTGGCTGTAATCCCGTAAATCTTTTTGTTGATCGTTATTTCTCTGTGTGCTTTACTCGCAGTCACAAAAGCCTTTTCTCTGCTTTTAGGGTCGTTAGGATCAAGCACAGCGTAAACTTTTGCCTCAATTTCCTTAACAGAACCAAAACCACTCGGTGTAGTTCCTGTTAGTGCTGCAGCAACAGCGTCGTCAAGCTGGGTATCAAGCTCGTACAGTGCCTTGACGTTGATGAATTCTGCTGAAGTTTTACTTGCGTTCAGCAGAATAGCATATTGATCACCGGTAAAACCGTACAGCTTTTCTAGTTTCCAGCGACCTTCTGGTGTTGAACCTAGTTGTTTAAGTGCAGCATGCGCGGCCTTAGGATCGTCTGAGATCATGCGGCGCCAGGAAACCTCAGCAACCTTGTTTAAGTTTTCTTTGGCTTTTTGCAAAACACCGGGTCTAGCAATGCCAATGTATTTGTCAGCGTTGTCTGGTTTTTTGCCGACAGCCGTGAGGCCCTTCATTGAATCAGGAATGTTTTTCTGATCCATATCGCCTAATACCGTACGCCACACCATCATTGTGCCGTCAAGTTGGGTTGGATCGTTAGAAACATGCACTGCCGCCTTTTCAAGACCGTCTTGTATTCCAACTTCGACGGCTTGTACGTGGTACCTACTTTGCGCGTCTACGGCTTTGGCCATTGCGGCTTCTCTAAAACGCAAACCAAACTTTTCAAACTCTGCTCTAAAATACTTGTTCTTATCGGCTAACTGTAAATAAGCCTCGTCTTCAAACAGTTTGTTAACAATGGTTGAGGTTTTAGTTACAAGGCCGTCAAGGTTTGGATCGGTAAGATCAGCCTTTTGATACTTTGCAACGTTGCGTTCTTCCTCTAAAGAAAGTTGTTCAAAAGCTTTAGAAAACTTTTCGCCAAGGACTGTCGACGCATAGGCCATATCAAGAGAAGCTTTTTCTTTTTGCTGCTGGTCGTACCACTTGTAACCAATTTGAGCCGCCTCGCGAATGTCTTTACCGGTCTGCGCCATACCGGCAGAACCTACGGTAAAGGCTTCTCTTTCACGAGAATCTAATCCCCCCTGATAACTAACCGGCAGAGTACCACGTCGTTCGTATGTTGGAATTTTTGGCATTATTTACCGCCTTTTAATGGTGCCACAGTTACGTCGCTGCGAGTTGCTTTCTTGCTTCCCCACACGCCCATGTCGTAACCCATGTAAGCTGTTTGAGCGCTGCCAGTAAGGATTGTCCCAAATGCGGCCGTCTTACCTTGGCGAGCAGACGCTTCACCTTGGAAGCGAGACATGTTGGCTTCGTCTTGGAAACCTTGAGCTTGCAATTGGCCACCGTACAAAATAGCTAACTGCTCCATTGTGCCTTGAATAGTCGTGTCTTCTTGTAAGTCAAGGATCGTACCAGACCTGCCCATACCACTGGCCGCCGCAGCTGCTCGCTGTGAGCCAATGAGGCGGCGAAGACGTGAAGCTTCTGCTTCTGCCTCATAATTTGCCTTCTCAAGAGCGACTTGCTTATTGCGCTCCATGATCTGAGCGTTGTAGTCTGCCGCCTTTTTAGCGTCTTGGCCTGCTTGGTATTGTCCGTAGGCTTGCACAGCCGTTCCGACTGCGGCGGCGGCAAGAACCATTGTTGATACTGCTGCCATCAGTGAACTCCTTTCAGGTGAGCTCGCTCGACAACTGAGTAGCCGAGTTTATTAAATAGTTTCCCGGCCGGGTAGTCATCAGCTACTCTTAGATCTGACAGGGAAACTACGCTTGCTCCCATATTTTTTGCCCAATCCTCAAATGCGTTTAAAAGACGCACGGCAGACATGCCTGACCGATGCTCTTCTTGTATCCACCAACCCAGTTCTATGGCAACCTTGGTCTTTGGTGAAAACCAAAATTGAGACATCATTCCACAGAGGGCACCTATGATTTTACTGTCTTTTTCCGCAACGAGGATAATTCCGTTGTCGAGTAAATTACAAAGCGCCTGAATTAAGTCGTCGTCGTTGATCTGGGTGTGATCGGCAAACATTGAGTAGTCGAGAAACGGCCTTGCCATTTCGACGATAGGATCAATGTCAGCAATTGTTGCAGGTCTAATCATCGCTCAGACACCGTCATTGCGTACATGATCGCCAAGATCGTACAGGGGTGAGGCGTGTCAGACTGTACAAGCAACTCAAACTGACGCTCAGGAGCATGCTGGACTAACACTCGTTTGTCCCCTGTGAACAATCTGATTGAACCCATAGGCATAGCACCAGACCGGAAAGGAATGATCTCTAGGGCCCCTCCGTTAGCCGAGAACTTCAAGTTAAACGTGTCCACAAGCCTGAAAGTAACGCGTTCAATGCGGCGAATCTTGCCCTGGGAAGGACCTGTCTGAGTCTGAACCTCTGGATCAAGGGTTCGTATCCTGGCTACGTAAGGCAGACCCACGCTAACCTTTGACGCCAAGCGAGCAAGAGAAATAGAACCAGAACTAACTACGCGGTCTGGGTGGACGGCACCGTCAGCTAGAATTTGAACTGTCTCACCTTCAAGGTGATCAAGGCCGGCCAAGACGTCGACTGGAGGACCGTCGTAGCTAATGCCGCTATCGATAAAGAACGCGTCCTCAACAACCATGCCCTTTGCCGTATCAAAGGATTTTTCTAAATACTCGACATACTGCACGGTCGAACCGTCGATGGTTCGTTCAACGATCATGTACAGAACCTCTTCTGACTCGTCGTTCTTAGGAATCACCGCAATACTTTTAACGACGACATCTGCGCCGCCAATAATGTGCCGGTGCCAAGCTACCACCTCTTGATCTGGCTCGTACGTTAAACAGCGAAGTTCGCCTGTCTGCAACAGCGTCCACACTAGGTTGTCTGGTGAACGAGCATAGGCAATCTGCTTGACGTTACCTGTTGTAATGTGTTCAGCAAGCAGCGTAAGGTCAACAGAGGCATACCCGTCAATGTTGATGTCATATGATAACTCACGCACTTTTAGACGTGAACGGTCAATATATAGTGTGGTCCTACTAGCACCTACAGGGCGTTCATTAGCAGTGCCGTCAGTGGTTTCACGAGAGATAGTTGAGTTTGATGGCGTCAACGCCTCGTAGTTTCGACCGGCAGACAAAATGAATGGACCGTCTGAGGTGCCTAGCTGCAAACGCTTCTCGCCGTAAATCCAGCGAATGGCGTTCACCTGGTCAGTCGCCAAGGTGAAACTAAGCGCCGAGTCGTCAAGCACCTCTGCCTTTGCATTTGACGGGCTAAACGTGGCAAACTCGCCCGTACGCGTTCCCCAAATAGTAGCTGGCTTAGAATTGCTTGCAGCAAAGAACAACCGCTCTTGGAAGAACGCGATGCACGACGGCCAACCAAGGGTATTTGACCAAGCGCCTAGGCGCCAGTCTTTAGTAGCGTTGCCACCACCTGTTGAACCAAAAGGAAAGTCTGCGTCGACAACCACCGTAATAGTTGTTGGGTTTGTATAGGCAGTAATCTTAGCTGCTCCCCAAACAGCTGGTGAACCGTTTTTAAAACGAAACCAGCGACCAACGTCGGTGGCGGCAAAAACGCCGCTACTCGCCGTAACCGTTGCAGTGCCGGTAAGGTGCGATACGTGACAAGTAATGGCCGTCCTGTTAACCTCGTTGTATGGGCCATCCCGCGGCTCGTAAAGATCTAAGGACCAGTTAGTAGGTCCTAAACGATTAAGCGTTCTTGGTTGATAATCCTTATGAACAAGATACAGCACGTCAGCTGACTGCGTAAAGTCAAGATCGTCAAGATCATCTTCTGTGTACGGAGTAATCAGTTCATACGGAGCCGTACCTGCGGCATTTAGCAACACAGCTTCATTGCGGTAAAAGCGAATGTACAGGTGACCAAACTCGACAATGTACGCTTGCTCAGTTGAGAAGATGAACGGAACAATCTTCGTCTTTTTGTCGGCAAATTTTGTTGGAGCGAGGTAACGGGTTCCTGAGCGCTTAGTAACGCCGCCATGAGGAAAGATAATGTAGTTCTCGCAGCGCTCAATCGACGTTGCGTATTTTTGCAAGTCAACACGACCGTACAAGCGAGGAGAAATCTCCCCACCGGTAAAGTTAGTTTGAATTGGCGTTGTACGTGACATTGTTTACCACCTTGGAGGAACGCCTAACCGCGAATCAGCAATGCCAAATCGGCTGTTAAGCCAGTAGTCAGCATCAAGAACTTCTTGTGAATTTTCTTGAGCATCAACAAATTTAGCTTCACGCAGCTTTAGCTCATAAAGCTGCCACATCTGTTCCATCGTACTTGACGATTGAAGTAGAGGATGCGCAAGGTCCGCCGCTAAGCGAGCAGCCAATGCATCAACTAACAAGGTATCGTAGCTCGGTACGTCTGTTAGGAGTGCGATGTATTTTATTTTTAGATTGTCGCCGTCGTATAGAATACGGCGAGACTCAATTGAGTAACGACCATTCACGTCTTCAAGCGTGAGTAGTCTTAGAAAATCTGCTGGCAACACGAATTGATGACTAAACTCGTAAGCTGGAATTACATTGTCAAGAGGCAAAGCGACACGACGAACCAAACAATTCCAAGGGTGAGCGCGAAACACCGCTGCTCTTGAGTCATCGTAAAGACGACGAGCAGTTGATGCTGCCTTAGTAGGATCAGACAACGAGTTAACTGGATCAACGCCCAGTAACGTGAGTGACCTGTTTACTACTTCAATGTCTGATGCTGCCATGTGTTTCTCCTAACAAAAACGGGAGACCAAGCCTTACGGCCCGATCCCCCGCACTACCGGTTTTCCTCTGACTTAGTCTAGTGTGTACAGGATCTGACCGTTCAAAGTGGCGCCGTCTGGGATCGTACCACCGGTGATAGTTGCTCGCACAGTCAAACCAGTCTTGCTAGACAGTTTAGACGATGCAACACCGTTGACAGTACCAGCGGTAGCAACTGATGTGTTCGCCAAGAAGGCATCATCATCAGCGGCAACAGCCGTGTTTGAAAGGTTAGTGTAGCCTGTGTGACCGACTTTAACGACGCGCGAAGCGCCAAGTGCTGAGTTGACAATCTGCACACCAAGGATGCGCACAGTGCCAGCAGGCATTTGGCAAAGAGTCACGGTGTCGCCATCTGCGCCTGCGCCTGACTGAGTAAAGTCAAACGCACGAACGCGAACGCGACCATGCTCATCGCACACGTCATTCATCGTCGCAGGAACGGTCTGTGTGTTACCGTATTGCGTGCTGTTTTGATTAGCCATAATAAATATTCCTCCTGTTATGGGCATTATTCAGCGCAGATGATCTCAACTACTTTCTCTTCTTCCATACGGGTTGCACCGAAGGAAGCTGAGACGTAGACTTGAGTCGAATTGCGCTTGTCGCGACGAGGACCGATGTCAGTAATAATGTCCTGACCAACAGCAACGAGCAGACCTGATTGAGCCCAGGCAACTACGCGACGGTGGTTAGAAGCATTGGTACGAACGAGTTCGGTGCGGACAAATTCAAAACCCATGAAAGTGTTGAGCTCACCCTGTACCAACGCGCGAACTGTGTTGTAGTCTGCGCTAGATACTTCGGTTGTTTTCAACAGATCAGTCACTTGTTTTGCCGTAACTGCGATATAACGACGCTCGGTAGGATCTACCTCGTTTGCGTCAAGGATTTGTTTTGCCTTGCGCAGCTTAGCGATAGTCAAACCAGAGTTAGCAGCAACACCAGACTCAACATAGTCAACAGCAACTTGTTGCGTGTTTGGGAAAGTCACGGTGGTAGCACCGGTTTTGCCTGTGTAGACAGAACCGAAAGCGGCGTCAAGAATCACTTCGTCCATCTTACGACCAAGCGCATAAGCAGCGTTTTGGCTATAAGGTGAGCTAGGATCAATCAGCATACGAATGCGATCAGGACGGTCGATCAAGTCAGCCCAGTCGAAATCGCGCAATGAAACGCGACGGCGATCATGTGGGACGTTGATCAAGGGGGTATCTTGATGGCGGCCGGTAACCTCTTGAGCAGTGGTCGCACCAATGCGATCGTAGAACTCAAACTCAGCATTTTGAGTTTCAGCACGTACGAGAGCACGCAGACGCGAGCCTTTCTGCTGGACAAGGTGTTCAACGTTGGCACGGTACTGCTGTACAAATGCCGTAGTGATTTGAATGGACATTATGTCCTCCTCATTCAGTTAAAAGTTAAAAAACACGTTTGCTCGCAGAGGCTGCCCAAAATCGGACCCCCACATACCCTTATGGCTAGGCGATGCCCACGGACCCTTTCGGGTTGCCCGTAAGTAGATAATACAGCAAAAACCGGAAAAATGAACTAGCCCAGCATCTTGCTTTTACCCATTCTGCTATCTTTGTTTCGGACAGTAGTCGCGTCCATGTTAACCGTATTGAAGTCGGCCTTCATTTCTCGCTGGACTTTTTTCACAACGTCATCAACGTCGTTGTTTACCGTCTTTTGTTTTAGCCGCTCAGCAAGGCGATCGGACATGCTTTTCTGAACGTCTGATGGCAAAGACGTCGACTTGACGGCTTCTCGGATAACCTGTTCCTTCTTAATCTCTTGAGAAGGCAGGGCATTCGTGACCATTTGCTGAAGTTCTTCTAGGTCCTTAGAGTTCTTGCTGAGCAGGGTTTTCATAGTTACTGTGCCTCGTCTGGGTAAGCGAAGCCAAATAGGTCTTGCATCTTCTTCACAGCTTCCGCGTGACCGGTGGCTCCTGGGGTCATGTAGGATGTCATAAAGTCCTTGTCTCGCTGCATGCGAGCGATCTCTTGGCGAGCACTGTCAGGAGTCATTGTCCAACCTCGAGATTGTCCTGGGGTTGCCAAGGCTTCTTGCATCTGCTGACCAATCTTTGCAAACATCTTCACAAACATCGGATGATCGCCGAGACCTGTCTGGTCTAGCCACTGCATAAGCTCTTGACCACCAAAAGTTTCAACAGCACGAACAGCAAGGTCTACTCGCTCATCAAAGGCTTTGCCAAACTCGCGCTTCACTTCGCTAACCCACTGTTCGCGGCTAGCTTGACCGTTCTGCGTAATGGCTTGGTGCTGCTCGCCAACGTAGCCCATGTAGTCTTTGAAAAGACCCTCAGCTTGTTTTTGAGTAAGGCCGTGCGAATGAAAGATCTTTTTAAAGCGGTCAAGAGACGCTGGATCAAACTCAAGACCGTCTGGCACTACGCCATTTGGCTCAAGCTTGTAGTTGCCATCGCCAGGACGACCAAGTCGTTCATAAAACATATCCCACTCAGAAGGATCTGCGCCTTCTACTGGAATAGAAACCTTGTCCTTGCCGATCATGCGCTGAGCATGGACGTACGATTTTGCAAGACCGTTCAGGTCTTTGATGTCTGCCAGAGTGGGATCTGCGCGCAACGTTTCATCTAAAGAAGCTCGCCAATCCATCGCTGAACCGGCAGAGCTGCCCCCAGCGTCACCAGCACCTACGGCGCCAGCGTCACCCATGGACCCTCCGTTCATATCACTCATTGTTTAACTCCTCAAGTCGTTTCAAAAGTTGCCTTGCGTCTCTTTCCAAAAAACGCAAAATGCTAAGCACCAAGCGACGCTGACCTTCACGGTGCGCCGTCTCAGTAGGATCACCCGACACGTACGTGGTATCGCCGATGAACCCAACTTTGCAGAGGTGTTCAAGCACACGTTCGCCATCAGGCGTGGAAAAGATTTTCTTGTAGCTGTCTTGCAACTCTACCGGATTAAACTGGCGGGGCATTCTGCTCAACTCCTAAGGGTGGCGGCGGCTCCATTTGCTCAGGCATAGTAGCAGCGGCGGTTGCTGCATCCTTAGCCATGGCGGCCATCTCACGGTTTCGAGACACGTCCATCTGCTCTTGAGCTTGCTGCGCTTTTTGCTGACGCATTGCTTGCAGCTGATCTTGCGGCATGAGAGTTTCAAGCGGAGCATCAAGCAGTCTAGCTGCCCAGCGAACAGTACCGTCAGTGTCAATGTTGTCGTACACTTCGGGTTTAATGTTTGCCAGCGGCACGAGAGCTTCAAGCAGACGAGTAAAGCTAAACAGTTGCTGTGTCTTTTGAGCGCGAGCTACTGGAGACACATAGTCAATGCGCGTGTTGCGGCCTTCGATTTTTTGAGGAGCTCTTGGCAGCATCTTGCGACGAGCCATAATGTTGAACACGCGGTCGATCATAGGACCAAGCAACTCAAACTGCAAGCGGCCAACCATAGGACCCATGAGGCGCATACGCTCTTCTTGGCGCTGCAGCACTTCAGTTGCAGTCATTGAAGGACCTTCGCGCATCTGCATCCAGTCAACGTGGAACGTTTTCAAGATGTGTGTGCGGCGTGAATCAATGAACTCAAGGCCAATGTCTGGTCGTACACCTTCAACAAGGGGCATGACCCGGTCTTGTGTACCTGAACGGTAGTAGTTCAAGCCACCGGGGATCGTGCGCAGTGGCAGCATGAAGCCGTCGTCAGGGACAAGCAATGGAGGATCAGTGGCCTTTTGAGCAGCCTTGATCACCGTCTTGCTCATCTCATTGACCATCTTGATGTCTGGCATAGCAGTCATTGCAGGTGAACGACCGTAGACTTCACCAGCAGTCTTTGTCCAACGAGGTACCATGTAGGGGAACTCGTTAAAGCCACTGAGGTTTAGCAGCAGCTTCTCTTCTTCCAAGATGTATGCACTCATGAAGGGCATATTCGTGGCAAGCTTGCTGTCTGGATTAAACGTGTCTCTAGGCTCTACTGCATGGATGCAAGTAAATTCTTTGTGAGGATCTTTGTAGACGTTCTCAATGAACTTCTCAGGCAGCTTGTCTTTGTACATCTGCAAGAGTTGACGACCTGAATGCTTGTACTGACGATACAAGGTATCAACAACACCTTCAGAGTTTTCAGCAACGTAGCACTCAGCTAAGTGGTACGTTCTAAAGCTGATCGCTTTACCTGGCTTGTCTTCAACGTAGAGAACGCCAGTACCATAAGACCCAAGGTCTAGGTACAGCTCATGAATCATCGAGCCAAAGTTTGAATTAGGCGAGTGAAAGACGTCACGGAACATAATGTCCACAACATCTTGCAGCCATTGCCGAACCTCGTCAGACTCTTCATCTCGGCTACGTTCAAGCAGCAGAGTGAACCACGTCTCAGACGGAGCGGTCAAATAGCCATGAAGCCCAGCGGCCAATTGCTCATTTGCAAGCGGAGCCGTTGAGTCGTAGACTTTGTCAAACCTTGTTCGGTCGCCTTGGCTGCGTTGAGCGTTGAAATCACCGCGTCTTGGGTTGACAAAATCTGTGCAATCTTGCCAAGTACTTTCCCAAGGGCTGCGAATCTGCTTAAGTTTCCCCAGGCGATCAATCGTGGTAGTGACAAGCTTTTTATCGTCTTGTCCTTTATCCACGATTAACTACCGCCAAGAGGTGAGCGTGCGCCCAGCAATTTCTTCTTCTGCAGTTTTTCCATACCAATGGAAACGCCTTGTGCACCAGTCAACATCGTACCTTCACGTGTTTGTTGACCTTCGCCCTCAATGTTACGTACTTTGTCAACCGCGTCAGCTACTGCCTTATCAGACGTCTTAGGTGCTTCAGGCGCCGCTGCCGCTGCTGGCGCAGCGCTTGGGGTCATACCCAAAAGTTTTCCAACAAATCCACCACACATATCTATCTCCTTTTCTTAAAAAGGTTACCTACAACCTCGTAACCCAGGAGATGGTACAGTTGTGCCGTTCTCTCTGGGGCTACTTGAGTCGACGTGGCCGGAACAATTTCCTTTGCACCACGCGCAAATGCCCAATCTTCAAATGCCTGAACTAACTTGACAGCAGCCAAACCACCGCGTTTCGTTGGATCAACGTACAACGCCAGATCGACTGCCATCTGATCCTTACTGAAATAATACTCTGTTAGCAAACCTAAGTACATGCCGATTATAGTGCCGTCTTTTTCGGCGACGTACAAGAAGTATTCGTCAGGGTTGGCAACCATCAGGCTCAAGAGATGAGCTACCTTCTCGGGGTTATATGTGCAGACCCCTAAATAAGCTGACTCGTTAAACATCCGTTCACCAAGCTCGTTGATGATCGGCACGTCTGCTTCGGTTGCTGCCCTGATCATAGGATCTTGTATTCCATGTCGGCCATCCTAGGCAAGGACCTCTTGCTCAAGTCTAGCTGGTCTCGAAGGCCTACGCACATATATCGGAAAGCGTCGGCAGGGTGACTGGTCCAGTCGTGGAGTGGCTTGTCTCGGAAGACCTTGTGCTTCTCGTCAAAGTCTTTTCGGTACTGGCGCAATGATTCGATTAGGTGGGCGCACTTTTTCTCGTCGAACCAGCACTTAGGCAGCGTCGTTCGGACGGCTTCAATACCGTCATCGATCCTAAGGTTTGGTACCACTCGGAATCGGATGCCAAGTTCTCGGGCAACTTCAAGTCGAGACTTACCGCTGCCAAGCTCACGAACTTGAATATCGTGTGGGGCCAAATGTTCGCCGTAGACATAATCTCTTTCCTTGATAACCTTGGCGTAGTGGGCCATGCCCTCGCCGCTGGCTTCGTAGTAATCGATGATTCGAATCTCTTGGCCGTGCTTCTGATAAAAAACTATTGCAGTCGAGTCTGAGACACCAAGGTCCCAGGCCGTATGCACCTCAAGGCGCGGTTCATAGGGGAGACTTCCTAACCGGCCGTCGGC